TGTAGGTTCTTTAGTTGCTCTAGTTCATCTCGTAGCTTCTGTATCTCTAACCTACGTTGAGCTAACTCTATTTGGTACAGGTCGTCACAGTTTATACGAGCCTTTGGTTTATCTAAAGGTATAACAATCCTAGCATACACGCCAATATCTTTACCCCTGCTATTTGTATCTAAACCTGACAGTACACCTGTTACACCATACTCAAGGTTTACACCCCCACCAACAGCATTACTACACCTCATACTACCAGTGGAAAATGAATCTGACTGATAGTTCATGGGTGGGTTAGGCAATGCTAATGAAAGGGAACTACTGTCTGCTACAGCAGAACTAGCTACAAAACAAAGGGTAAATAATAATCTCATTCGGGTTCACCATCTAATCTTGAACATATTTTAGAGGAAACAAGAGTTCTAGATTTACTACTCTTTCTTACTTTTGATGTAGTGCATAAGTATACAGCTTCGTCCATATCCGCCTTACGTATATACACATCAAAAGGTTTTCTCTCTTTGTATCCTATATTTATAATTCGGTATGAGGAAGCAAAGGGTATGTTCGTCCAATTTAAATCAAACAACTCTATCTGATACCATTCTATTTCTTCCCTAGAGTTAAACAGAGACATCTCTACTTTAACTACCCCAGCTACATGAGAAGGTTTAACATCAGGATAAGCTGGTGTCATCTCATGGGCTGAGGTGGAAAATGACCATAACAGAAAGAGTACTATAAGCCTACTTAGCAATACAGCTGGCCTGTACTAGAGCAGTATAGACCCCTCCGACGAAAGGTTTAGCTGTACCATATGTTGCACTTGATGCAGTAGAGAACCATGTTGAACCTGCAAGAGTTAGATTAAAGATTGTTGTGTTGTCTACTACTACTTTAGCTCCCTCATAGGCTGACATGCCAGAGACAGACGTTTTAGTAACACTTGTACTTCCTGTCCATGCAACTGTATCGTTAAGAGTTGGCGACGAACTAAAAGATGTAGGGTGAGTTATGTTAGCTGTGTAGCTGTCTGCTAGAGATACATCAAACCTGATTACAGGTAGAACACCACCATCAGCAGGTGTTGTGCTTAACTTACTAGCTATAGGGTTTCCATAGACCCCATCTTTAGTTGTTTGTATTACACACTTAGCTTCTACAGTACCTGTTATTGGTGTGCTTGCTAATGTAGGTAAAGCGAATAGTGAGAGTGCTGTTACTAGATACTTCATATTAAACCTCATTTATTATACTGCATATCGACCATCTGTTCGTGCAGTATCTGTTGTGCTAAATTATTTCTTAGGGCTTTCTTGTTGTCAGGTATTGTACCATCTTGTAGTCCAGCCGCATCATTTAATGTACCACCATTTATGTTGGCATTGTAGTACATAGCAATATTAGTTTGTTGGTTGATAGCCAGTATTATGTCGTCTTGACCTTGCGCTTTAAATATAGTTAGAGCATTATCAGAAGCAGTTAGACCCATCTCTATACGTGTGTCTTCCTCTTCCTCTTCTTCGTCAACTATAACTTTACCATCTTCGTCATACTGAAACTCTTCAGTCTCTAGTGTATCTGTAACTGCATCATCTTCTAGTGCATCATAGACTACAACTTCTGGTAACTCAGGCATAGGTTTAACATAACCAGCACATGAAGGATCAGACTGTGGATCATAGCACTTGTCTACCCTGTAGGAGTAAATAACAACTGCATCTTCCACACTGCCTTCTCCTTCCACTTCAATCGAACCTGTACCCCAATTTGAAGCTGGAATGTTTGAAACTGGAAACGACTTTACAATGGTATTACCAGCTACCCCCGACCAGTCATCTGTTTCTCTGAATATATATCCCTCAGCATTAGCATTAAGATTACTGACGTGTACTTTCATATCAGCATCTGGATCTTTAACAGTTGTGTACCTGTAGATAAGACCATTTATGTCTACACCAGCAATGCTAGGTAAGATATTGTCCATACCCCAACTTAAAGAAGTACTAGCCGCATTACCTGTTGCTCCATAAGTATAAGGATCAGAGTAACAATAAGAAGGCAAGGCTACTAAAAATAACACCCAAGCCAATCTTTGTCTCACCATTTTCATCGAACATCCTCTCGATTACATTGTTCTGGTCGCGTTCTATAGCTTCCTCGACTGCTTCCATTTCCCATGCTAGTCTAGCCTTATCTCCCACCAATCCATCCTTGGGACAGGGAGTTCCTGCGTTCATCATAGCATCAAATACTCTCTCGTCCTGACACATTACAGATACTGCGGCTACCTTCATTCCCATGTCATACATAGTCTTAGCGTTCTTGAGCTTCTCACAGTTCATATCTCTAACAGTACGACCAGCAGAAATACCTAGTATCTGTGTTTGAACAGCACCAGCTACACCTACAGTACATAAGTCAGAGTTGCTTGCACTTATCTGTGGTGATATAGCAGAAGGTGGTGGACTATTGATTGTCGTATCCATAGAGCCATCAGAAGTTATTGTACTATTACTGTCGGTGTAAATCGTATCGTCAGCATATACAGTACTACCAATTAGTAGGGTAAGTAGTATAAGTAAGTGTTTCATTTTCTCTCCACGAGTCTATCTAGCTTTTCCTCTATTCTATCAAACTTGCTCATTATTTGGGTAAGGACTTGATTTGAGTCAGCTTTAGTAACATACTCTTCTCTAGTCCTGTTTAGTAGTATTCGTAGTCTACTTAATTCTATTACATAGCCTCTTAGTACAAAACCAATAAAACCAATACCTAGAGTTAGTACACTACTCCATAGATCTGTCATTTCCATCATCTAGTAGGCCAAATTACATTAAGAGGAAAGCCATCTTGTTGAGGTACATCTAAGAGTGCAGTCCTATAGGCAGACCAAGAGGCTTGTTCATCAGAACTAAGAGATGCCCAACGAAGAGCATTACCAGCAACGACATCAACTTCATCTACCAATAGTTTGTCTCTTTTAGATCTGACAAGCTCTTCTGTTTGAATCCAGTTAGAACCGTCCCACTTCGTGCCTATCTCAACAGTCTCTGGATTGTCGTGAGGTATAACAGGTACAGGCGCGTCAACTTCTCCCTCAACAAAACAAGCACGCACTGCTATATTATTTTCATCTACTTCAACATATTTTCTTAACATTATTAATATCCTATCGTGAACCAGTGGCAAGCATTACCAGCAAAACCTGCTTTTGAGTATTTTATTTGATTTGCCGCTGTTATTGAGACACCCTGTGCGCCCCTAGTTGCTCCAGAATGATTCCCATCATCACTAATTGCAACTACACCAAAACTACTTGTACTTGTGTAGCTAAAGGGCAACGTAATGAATACAGAGGTAGGGACAGAAGGAAGTGTAGTTTTTGCCCATGCCATCTTGAGTGTTCCTATTGTTGCAGTACCTGACCCAGTAGTTAGACTTACTGAGTTAGCAAGAACAGACGCTTTAACTTTAGCAGGTGAGATAAGACTTTCTGTAGTACCTGTACCAGCTTGCCACACAGAAGTAGCTTGATCTCCAATTAAACCTGTCTGTGTACCAGATGTATTAACCACCATAGTATCATCAAGTATCTTAAAGGAGTTAGTTGATTGATCGAAGTAACCAATACTAATCCAAGCATCATTAGCTTCAGATCTTTGCTTTAGTATATTACTAGAAGTATCATACCAGTGCATATTAGCATAAGTAGTAGAAGGAGCAGAACTCCCACTGTTGTTACTCCCTAGAGCTTGTAAAGCATTATTTATATCAGACCTCGTATTTGCGGCTGTCTGATTAGCGATATTTAAATCATGTTGACTCATTAGTATTCAATCCTTCCATCTAGGGAAATTACACTTGGTGTAAAATAAGTATTTGTGCTTTCTAGTTCAGCTTTAAATTCAAAAGCTCTCCCAACAACAGTAGCACCGTTGGCTAAAGACCAAGCTCCCCAAGTAGGAGACCCAGAAGGATCGTCGGGTGTTGCTCTTACATAGACTAACACATTAACATCACCAAATGCGGCATTCTCATCTGTCCAATTATCAAAGTTATCAGGCCACGTATCAAATAACTGTGGTAAAGCATCCCACAACAATGTACCATTATCATACAATCTTTCAAACACAACATCACCAGTAGCTCTAGCGTTTCTTGATGAACCAGTGTCTATGTAGTTAGCTTGACCTTGCATAAGATAAGTAGCAGTAGGAGAAGAAGCACTTGTGTTGTCAATCTCAAGTTGATTTGAGACAACAATACAGTTAGTCTTAGTCCCTCCAAATGCAGGGTCTTCGGTAATAGTTTGAGAAGTACCTAGTGGTGGTA